TTGGCACAGCTCAAGTTGGCATCTCTCAAGTCGGCATAGCTCAAGTCGGCACCGCTCAAGTTGGCACAGCTCAAGTTGGCACAGCTCAAGTCGGCACCGCTCAAGTTGGCACCGCTCAAGTCGGCATAGCTCAAGTCGGCACCGCTCAATTTGGCATTGCTCAAGTCGGCATAGCTCAAGTCGGCACAGCTCAAGTTGGCACCGCTCAAGTTGGCACAGCTCAAGTTGGCATGTCTCAAGTTGGCATAGCTCAAGTCGGCACCGCTCAAGTTGGCACAGCTCAAGTTGGCATGTATCAAGTTGGCATGTCTCAAGTCGGCACCGCTCAAGTCGGCACCGCTCAAGTCGGCATAGCTCAAGTCGGCACAGCTCAAGTTGGCACCGCTCAAGTTGGCACAGCTCAAGTTGGCATGTCTCAAGTTGGCATGTCTCAAGTTGGCACCGCTCAAGTCGGCACCGCTCAAGTTGGCACGGACGCCACTTTCATCGTTCTTTAGCCACAGGGAATGCAGCTCTAATATGTTTTTTATTTGCTCGGCTGTGTATTTCATTTTGTTTCCTCTTTAATTGCGGCAATCTCAGCCATCAAGGCGTCATTCTCATCGGTCAGATCTGAGATAATCCTGCTTAAAGCTTGGATGTCTTTGCTGGCCTGTGCGTTTATTACATCGATCCTGTGGTTGAGTGCGTCTATAGTTTGCTGTTGGTTCATGTTGTTTGCTCCTGTTAGTGTTCGGCAAATGTACACTCAAATATATTCAAAATCAAATGAATTATCTACTTGAATAGAATGATTTACTGTGCCATAGTGCACCCTCAATTAACGGAGGTCACGATGGGAACGAAATACGAAAACATGATCAACCGAGCAATACAGGTTCGACTTGATAAGAAAGTTGAGTCATTCCAAGGCTTTTCCGAGCGCGCAGGGATCACTCGCAGCGGCTTCTACCGGGCAATGGCTAATGATAGCCATAACTGGTCGATGGAAATTCTAAGCAAGGTCTGCGGGGCGTTGGGGGTCACTGAGTGGCGACTGCTGAAGGAGGCCGATAAGATTTCAGATGAGTGCCGGAAGGTTTTGAAACAATATGAAGAGACCTATAACGATCTAGACAACTGCCCTTTTTAAACCAACCAACGGAGCAATAAAAATGAATAATGATCAGTATGTGTCTTTTATTAACACGCTAAACACCATGATTGAAATACTCAAAGCGGATCAAATTGCGGCCAAAGAGCCAGAGTGGGAGCCGGAAGTTGGTAAGCTTTACTATTTTTCTGATTTAGTTGAGTCACCATCTAATGTGATTCGTAGATTCCACGGCCGTAACGCTGACAAAGAAAACGAATATCAATTTCTTACCTCACCAAATACCCCCTGGAAACATTGCTCGCCAATTAACCCAGACGATTTAGGCAAATAAACTAACCAACGGAGCAACAACAAATGACAGTCCAAGTAATGCAGCCAGAACAGACGATAGCGGCGATAGAGGGTGAGTTCATAGCGCTGGCATCTAGTCATAATCTGGTAAAATGGGAAGCTGAGTGCAACTACGCAATACAGCAGATATACAAAAATAACTACTCGGTCGGCATAGCACAGAAAAACCCGACTTCGGTACAGAACGCAGTGCGTAACGTTGCGGCAATAGGGCTTACGCTTAACCCTGTTCTGAAATATGCGTATCTAGTGCCGCGTGACAACATGATATGCCTCGACATCTCGTATATGGGATTGATGCACCTGGCGCAAGACACTGGATCAGTAATATGGTCTCAATGTAAGGTTGTCAAAGCTAAGGACCAGTATCTAAACAAAGGCGTATCAGTGGAGCCTGAGCACTCCTACGCAGCGTTTGGCGATCGTGGTGACATAGTTGGGGTGTACTGTATAGTTAAACTGGCTGACGGCGATTTCCTGACTCATGAGATGGATATAGATTCGGTTTACGCTATTCGCAATCGATCCATGGCTTGGAAGGCCAATAAATCCGGACCCTGGGCTACAGATGAAGTTGAGATGATCAAGAAAACATGCGTTAAGCAGGCTAGCAAATACTGGCCTAAAGTTGAACGATTGCAACAGGCAATCAAGGTGCTAAATGACGGCGGCGAAGGAATTGATTTTGACGCTGAAGGCAAAGCTCGAAACGAAGCCAGCCCAGATTACCAGGTTGCACAGCAGTTAATCGGGCACATGAGCAACGCAGACGGCGAGGCGCTGCTAGACGATTGGACTGCAATAGATCAAGATGAGCAAGAAAAAGTTTGGCGCAGACTCAGTGCGCCAGATCGACGAGAGATTAAAAAACTATTGTCCGGAGAGCGGGCAGAACGCAAATTAAATGAAGGCGAAACAGTATGAACTCAATAACAATTGCAGGCCGAGTGGGTCGAGACGGCGAATTGAAACAGCTGCAAACAGGTCACACAATTCTTACCTTCCCTGTTGCATCATCTCGAAAAACTAAGGATGGCGAGGTGGCAACCTGGTTTGAGTGCACAATGTGGGGCAACCGCGCAGAGGTTTTGGCGCAGTACGTTAAAAAAGGCGGCCAAGTTACGGTTACTGGATCATGCGAGCTAGATATTTTCCCGAAAAACGACGGCACACCTGGTGCTAAAATCAAAGTTAACGTTAATGACGTTGCGCTCCAGGGCGGACCTACAACACAAGGCCAAGCGCCACAGCAACAACAGCCAGCACAGCAGCCGCAACGTCAGCAGCCAGGACAGGGAGCATTTACTGGGCGGGCACCGGCAATGCAGCAGGGCTTTGCTGGGCAGGCACCGGCAATGCAGCCAGCACCGGCGCCAGCGTTTGATGACTTCGACGACGATATACCGTTTTAGAATAAGAACTAAGATTCATTAACTTAAATTAAACTAAAGGCATCTAATATGAAATTCCTACAAATTTTATCGATTGTTATTTTAATTGTAGTCGGCACTGGCTGGGTTAAAAACGTTATTAAGCTAACAAGTTGCGATTTTGAAGCGCCTTTTAAATGCGAAATAACTCACGCTGTTGGGCTTATTCCTCCGGTTGGAATGATAACCGGTTGGATTAATGCAGGCCGCTAAATAACAATACGGCCCTACGGGGCCAAGGTGAATGATATGAAAGATGAATTTTCGAGAGACGTTAACGGAAAGATTATAGAATGCCATGGCAATATTGCTAAGATGGGTTTTTGGCAGTGCTATTGGGCTTTTTTTACGCCAATGGCTTATTTCAAGTACGTAGACTGGCATCAAGCGCGGCTTGATGCTAAGCGTACTGGCTCATTCTTAGTTGCCATTGTATACGGTATAATTTTATTCGCAATACTTCCAGTTCTGTCGCCTTTTATTTGCTTCATTGATCGACGCAGCGCAATTCGATTTAGTAAAGAAGGGATGCCTGAAGTGGCAAATGAAGATTTATAACATAAAGCTAAGGGAATAATGACTCCGGAAAAGCTTAGGAGCTTTCGCCGGTTGCAGCACAAATGCACACTAGCAGAGCTGAGCTATTATTTCGAAATCAGCAAACCGCAAGCCTGCCGGATCAGAGCAGGCGAGAATTGGAGCGACAACAAATGAGCATAGAAAATTTAATGGCCGGCCATGCCTACTGGTCAAAAGAGCGTAAGCGATTGAAAGACCTCGGTTCAGTGGAATCGTCTCTGTGCACAAGGGGGTCGGCGGATAGGTTTTTTAGGCCAAGCTCAACCTGCTTTGATGTTGCATTTCAAATTCTTAAAGAAAACGACGAATACAACGAACCAAATCGATTTGAGGATATTTGGGATGATGGCTGCGAGGACTTTGAGCCATGCCAGCACTGTAAAAATGTTCGAACACTGAAGCGAGAGCGTGGGCGCGCCGGCACTAGGCTTGGTGCTATCCGGTCGGCCATTACGCGAATTGGCAGCAAACTGGAATATATAGACGGCATGGGTGTTAGTAAATGACACAACAAAACCTACCATCCCTAAGCATTGAAGCTGAGCAAAGCGTCCTTGGTGCGATCCTGATTGACGCCAAAGTGAATCACGGAGCTATTGAATTTACAGAAGCTGACCACTTCACAACAGACAGCCATAGGGCTATCTGGTGCGCCATTGAGCGGGCTTTGACGGGCAGTCAGGCCGTTGATATGTTCAGTATTGCGCAGAGCTTAGAAGCGTTCTCAGATCTTCAGATGGTCGGCGGCATGGAGTACTTGAATGACATCTGCGAAAGCGCGCATTCAGTGGATCCGGTCCTAGTTCGGCAATATTGGAAAGTGCTGGATGATCACCGGACCCGGCGACGGGCAGAAGCGGCGGCAATGGCTGTGCTCGAGTCAGTCCGTAGCACTCGCGACATTGACGAGATGTTAGACAGCGTTCAAATACAGCTTAACTCTGTTTCGACTAACGTGAATTCAGATACAACGACTATGAACCGGGCGCTTGATGGCATGCTTGAGCGAATGGAGCGGCTGCAAAGCCTGGAAGATGGCCAGATGATTGGCCTGACCACAGGCGTCGTGGCGCTTGATGAGCTGACAATGGGCCAAGAGCCTGGGTTGCACATCATAGCTGCCCGGCCGGCGATGGGTAAAACCGTTCTAGGTATGCAGGGAATGATTGCAGCGGCACAGGCTGGGTTTGGTTGCCTGGTTATCTCGCTCGAAATGCCTTGCGATCAACTTGTATCAAGATCGGTTTCGGCAATCGGCTCAATCAATGCCCAGCATCTGAAGGATCCGCGCTTGATGACCGATGAGGACAATATGAAGCTGGCGAATGCTACTCATCTAATGAAGGATCTGCCGATCGAGTTCCTGGATAAAATGGATTCAAAGCTTAGCCGAATCACTCAGACGATTAGATCATGGCACCGACGCACCGCAAAGCCTGGCAAGGTGCTGATTGATTATCTGCAATTGATGGCCACCGGCGGGCAGGGCAGCAAAAACGATGCAGTGGGTGAGATAACCAGGCGCTTGAAAATGCTCAGTGCAGAGCTTAAGATTCCAATCATATTAGTAAGCCAGCTAAACCGGTCATTAGAGCAACGGCCAAACAAACGCCCAATCCCGTCAGATCTGCGAGACTCTGGTTCGATTGAGCAGGATGCCGATACGATTACGTTCATTTATCGCGACGAGGTGTATAACGAGAATTCACCGCACATCGGTATTGCTGAGTTGCACATAGCTAAGCAGCGTAATGGCCCTATCGGCACGGTTTACGCCGGGTCTGAGCTGCAATTCATGCGATTTAGTGACCTGTTTAATTATGAGCATAAAGAAGCAGAACCGGAAAAACGAGGCAGATACTGATGAACGATAACCAGGATTTAAAAACGGCAGCGTTTACGCTCAGGCCCGACGATGATAAAGCTTGGGCCAAGGCCATGAAATACATCACTACCCACGACACCGAAAACTTAAGCCTAGTTGTTACGCATTTAGGTAAGATTCGGACCGGAACGCAAAACTCTTGCATTCATAAATACTGTTCAATGCTGGCTATTGGGCTGAACCAGGCGGCTCACTATTACGAAGTAAATCTATTTGGAGTTACCGTTAGCTTGCCTTGGACCTCAAGCCGTGTCAAAGAGCGTATATGGCACGTTATCCAACAAGTGCAATACCCGCACGCAGTAAACAAAGACGGCGAACCGAGTACGTCTAAGCTAAGCACGGTTGAGGTCAGCGAGATATACAAAATAATCAGCCAGAACGTTGCCAGTAGTAAAGGCGTCGACGTGCCCTGGCCATCATTAAGGGGATAGTATGAGAAAGTGCAAATACTGCAAAGCTGTTGAGCTTCTGCCGGCGGCTAAGTGTGCCGACATCGTTGAAAAGAAAGGCTATTGCTCGATAGCTTGCTTAAACTCAATGACCCGTGACAAGCGCATAGCATCCCAGGAGAAGGCGGAAAGCAAAGCCACACAAGTAGCCAGGGAAAAGCTAAAGACGCGCGCAGAGCACATCAAGGACGCTCAGAGATGGTTTAATAAATGGATCAGGTTGCGAGATAAAGACAAGCCGTGTGTCAGCTGCGGAAACAATGGCGGGCATGATAAAGGCATCTACGGTCATAACTATGATGCCGGCCACTACCGCTCTGTTGGCGCCAACCCTGAGCTAAGATTTAACGAAGACAACTGTTTTAAGCAGTGCGTCAAATGCAATCGAGACCTGTCGGGAAATGCAGCAAATATGCGGATTGAGGTAATTAAGCGCATCGGGCCAGATCGGCTGGCAGTTGTCGAAGGCAATCATGCCCCGAAGAAATACACTATTGAAGACGCCAAGGCCATATCTACTCAGTACAAAGCAAAGATAAAAGAATTAGAATAGTGCTTGCACTCCAATCACACTGCTAGTACTATTACCTCATTGAAGCAAACAACACAAACAACGGAGCAAACAACATGATACACGCAACAAAACGAAAGCCGGCGCTCAGCACCGCACAGGAAATTTACTATAGCCTGCTGGGCGCTGCCATATTCTCATTATTAACTGTCAGCCCATTTTACATGTACATCGCGGGCTGGTTATGAATCAGCTTACATGGTCGTCAATTGTGACTCTGGTGTATAAAAATTCGGCTGGTCTTTATCACCCAATCCCCGGCAACATTGCAGACGATTACATCAAAGCTGGCATCTACAAAGAACCTAGCCGTAAGTTTCCGCACACGCACACCAAGCCTTTACGCAACCCTAAATTTGCACGGTACTTGCTTGATAACGACATTACATTGGCCAAAGAACTTGGCATCAAGGATATGAAATGAAAGCAATCGATGATTATAAAAATATGGTAATAGCTTTAGTGACAAGCGGCATTGAAATCAAACCGGCTTTAGATGCTGCTGAGGTTGTTATATTTGGCATACAAGAAAGAATGGCAGAAAAGCCTAGCCAATGGGCTCAGACGGTAAGCACATGGCCGGACGCAGTTAAAATTAAAGCTGACGAGCCGCCTATTTATTTTACTCAAGGTCAACTTGCAAAGCAGTTAAAAATGTCAACCGCATCATTCAACAAAATGTTACGGTCTAAAGGATTTTTACGCAGAGAAATGATCGACGCTCACAAGCCGTTTGCTGCTGGGTCTTTATGCTATTCTGTTTCTACATACAGAATTACGGAAAAGGGGGACAGCTTTGGCCGTGAATGCGTTCACAATCGTTACGCAGACGGATCACCAGCAGTCCGACGCATCAAATGGAAAGATTCAATTATTTCTGAAATATCAAAATAGGATATGAAATGACTCACGACGGCGGAACAAACAATATGAAATTAGACGCACAAAATCGCGGCTATCGGATCAGCTCGGACGGTCATGCAATGGTAGTTGCAGAGTCGGCCCGAACTGGTTATTCAATCAACAAAACAGTAGAGATGATGCTTTCTGAGGCGTATATAGCGCGCAAGAAATCTGAAATTAAACGAGGCAATTCACAATGAGCACACCTGAGATTGACTTGGCAAATATGCTTGCTGCTGAAGACGAGCAAGAAAAACTTGATGACGCTTACGATCGATGGGTTAAGTACACAGTTGTCCCATCCCTGGCGGGTGCTTTAGCTGCGTTCAGATATGACAAGTTTGATGCCTTGGTAAAACATTACAGAATACTAAACGCCGAGCCGATAATTGATGAGCTGTTTGGACTGATATCAGATGAGTTTGAAATATATTATGCCTTCATGTCTAGAAAAGCCTTTGATGTTGATTTTACCGAAATAGCAGAAACGTACATCAAATGCTTAGTATGCGAGCAAAACTTTATCGATTACAACCGTGAGGTGACTTGCAATGATTACTAAAACAGCTCGGTTGATCAGAGCAGAAAAGGCATTCACCCAAGCCGAAGATGCTGACAAATTTGCAATGCACGAAACACTTAGAGATGCGGGTATTGCTGCAATACTACTAAGTAGAGCTATGAATGAACTGCAAAGAGCAAAAGAAGAAGCGGAGGAGCTTAGCTATAAACAACACGACAAGCAGGAAATAGCGGAGTACCGACAGACGATAATTAGCCTCATAAGCGCAGTTGAAGGTTTAGCGACCGGAGCAATAGACTCTCGCCCTGCCCTTTTATGCCTGCCAGTAGCACACTGGACGCTCGATAAATACGCAAAGAAAGAAACAACAGAAGCTCAAGGGGAATTATTATGAACGATCAAGAAAAATTTGAAGCAATATTGAATAGCAATTCGGTTAGCCCGAATATTCTGGCTACTAATGTATACAAATTAATGTACGGCAACCTGTCACACATTGGCGCGGCCTTGTTAAATGGTAGTACCATATTATTTGATGATGAAACTGGTCCGCACCATTTTAACGGCTCTTCACGGGATTACACCATCAAACAACCAACCGTAATTTTTAACGGATGCGAAATTAATGCGCCGGTTAATATGATGGATATTGATGACGATTGCTTGGTGTTTATAGTAAATATTGAAACCATTCATAATACCAGGGCGGGAGCTGTTTTAGCGTCATATTTCAAATACGGCTTAGTCTTCAGAACAGAAGAAGACGCACAGGCATACCGAAAAGCAGCGGGCTGGGTAGTATGATTTGGCTACTAGTAATAGTACCTATTGGTTTTTGTTTGCACATCTATGTCTGCATTAAGTGGTACGGCATGACTAGGCAGGGTGCAATAAAAGATGCCCTGATAATATATTTTGTAATTGTGGTCATCCTTGGGTGCTTTGCTGTTGCACAGTCTCACTACCTCAGAAGCTAACATAAAAACAGGAATGAAATAAAATGAATCTAAATGAACTAGAAATGAGCGTTGTAAATTGGGCTGGCAATCGTAACCTTATCAAAGGAACTACGCCAGAAAAACAGATGCTGAAACTTGGTGAAGAATATGGCGAATTAATTCAATGCTTAACCAAGGATAAACCAGAGGAATTTAAATCAGAGCTTGGTGATATGCTGGTTGTTTTATCAATACTTTCAAATCAGAAAGGCACCAGTTTAGAAGAATGCTTCGGGGTTGCATGGAATAAAATCAAAGACAGAAAGGGCGCTATGATTGATGGTTATTTTGTGAAAGAAAAAGACCTTAAAGATTTCTTGTGAGCACATCAAGAAACCACCATCCAGTTGCTAAGAAGCCCTGCTACAGTTGCGGCCATATTGTCGCAGCTCCGCTCTACCTTTACCACAAGAACGGGAAACGGCATGATAGCTGTATAGCGTGCGAGGAAAAATACAGGACGGTTACGGCGGCTAGTGAATTAGTCCGCCCGGATTACTCTAAACTTAATGCGCTTTGGCGCTAATAGGATTTAATTATGGAAGAAATTATTTTAAGTTTAATATTAAGTGATATAGTTTTGTTTGTTTCTTGCGCAATGGTTGAATCTCATGTCAAGAAACACAGCCAAGCAAATCGAATAAATCATTTGGTTGGAGTCATGTCGATACTAATACTTCCTGTTTTATTGCTAGCTTTTATATGGGTATGATTATGGAACCAATGAGCACTATTATGTTTGCATTTTTTATTGTGCATCTTATTGCAGACAGAATACCAAAAGGCAGACTTAAAACGCGATTGGCGCGGAAAATTAGAATAATTGTGGTGATTTCATCGCTTTGCGCATCTGTCGCATTAGCTTTTATTATTGTTTTTTTGCGTTGACAGGCCACCCAAATTAGAGTTAAATATAATTCTCGCACAAGCGATCAACTAACCAACCAACCAACCGGAGGACACAATGTGAAGCTTTTCACTGCCCTGTTTCTATCCTTAGTTGCCGTGTATGCGCTGACGATGTTTATTCAGTTCGAAGCATCAAGCGCAGCAACTCATACCATCGTTCACGTAGCGACCGGCGAAGTTATTGCCAACCCACTATTGGCGGCTATTATGTCTTTAGTATCCTGCTTGCTAGTAGCCGCTTCAATCAGTCTCAAGGCGGTACCCGTTAAGCTTAACCAAGAATCAAAAGCAAAAAGCGCCGGTTTTACAACCAATGAAAATAAGTACTACGAGGTTGGTTGGCGATTTAAATAAGATTGATATTAGGATAAAAGAAAAGCCGCAGATTGCGGCTTTTTTAATGGCTTGATTTTAATTTAGGCTATCAAGACAGGTAATATATTTAACTCTGTACTCTGAATTCAAATAAGAAATCAGTCGGTCAGCGGTTGCGATTTGGCCGGCCTGGGTGGCCAGTGGCAACACGCAATTAACAGGGGTTTGTACCTCTATCACTTCAAGCCTTTCTACGTACTCAGTGACTGTTACGACCTTAGTTTCTATTACTATCTCTGGCGATTTCAGCCGCCACCCGGACAGGAATCCGGCAGCTAGACAGATCAGAATCAGAAAGGCTACTTTCCAGTGCTTCAATAGCAATTCTATCAAAGGCTTGGCGAACACTGTAACCAGCCATTTTAGTGCTGTAATCCCGAAGCCTCTCAGTGCATAAATTGAGATCGGCACTAACACGGTCAGTAACCATTCTATTTGCATTTAAAATACCCTCTAATTTAATTGAATCGGCCGCGTTGTTATTAGCTACATCCGACAGCAAGACGACCTCTTGCTTCAGCTCGTCCACCTTGTCGGCTAAATTATCGGCTCGATTGAATTGCCACCCGCCGAACAAGATGGAGATTGCCAGGAGCCATTCCATGCTAAGTCTCCGCCTTGTGTTTTCGGGCACTATGATCACTGACAGCCTCGCCGCCAATAAACCCAAGCATCAAGCCAACAAGGCTTGGCCCCATTATGTTTATCACGCTGGTCGCATTGTCTGAAAGCTCCCAGGGAATCATCGCCCTTATTAATATCATACCTATATATGCCATCGTAAAATAAGCAATCCTGCGGCGCGTTCGTCTTTTGGGTGCCATCATAATTTACTAAACTCCTTAGCTAATAGATTAAGGAAAAGCACCGGGTCATTGTCATAGTACACATAGCGCCGCGCAGGCTCGTCAGGACACAACCAAAGCAATCGCCCTGCCCTGGTGTCAAGATGCGCCATGACTCGTTTCTGGCTGCTCAGATGGGTGTCGAAATAGATACCGAAACCGCCAAGCTCTGAGACAGATTGAGCTTTCATCCAAAATAAAGCGGCGTCTAAATTATTTATTAAGTATAGATCCGTGGCGCGTGATTGTGCCCCGCCAACTAACCCAATACAGTGCAAGCTCCGGTCATTCGAAAACCTGACGTGCGCTTCTGAAATTGGGCTTGGAACCATCGGTACGCCCGTCACTTCGCGTACCTCTTGTGCTAGTTCAATTACCTCATCTGACATAAACTCAATTGAAATTTCAGGCCATTCATTTCTCAGCAAACTCATTACATTACCACCCAAGTTATTGCGCCGCCAACCACCAGCCCAGAGACTGCAATGGCTGTGCTGGCTACTATCGTGTTTCGCTGAACTAGCAGAGTCAATGGTTTCAATTCATCCTCTCTTATAGATTTTATTTCTTTATTGATGTCAGCAATGTTTTTTTTCGCCTCGGTTTTAAACTCGGCTTGGGTAACGTGCCGTTCTTCTGCCCTGATCTGGAAACCCATAAACGTCGCCATTTGATCTGCCAGTTTCACCAAGGCTAGTTCTATTCGGTCATTTGATTTAGTCTGGCCCGCAATGTGATTATCTATTTTCTCTGCAATGTGGTTATAGTCATTCATAAATTGGGCCGGTTAGTAAGTGAAATTTAACTTGATTTTACCAAACTATGCGATAAATTGTCATTATGTTGGTGTGTAGGCTGTTGGGCCATCCGCTGTCCTCCATACGTTATTATCAAGATTGCCGTCGGCATTTAGTCTGGCCTTAACTGTTGAATCGTAAACGGGAAAGTCAAAATCTTTTATATCTGACGTATTTATGATTGCTGTAATATCTCCTAGCTCTGTTGCTGTTGCTGAATACCTGACCCCCTGATAAAAAACCTGGTACTTAGATGTACCAACATCATCATAAGTAAACCATTGGTTAATCGCTAACGATTCATGGTTGTTAAAGTTATAATGAAATTCCTTTGTGGTTGTATCAAAATAATTTTTAGGCGCATTAACAAAACTTGATGTGGCATCAATATTTCGGGTATTTGTATTATTCACAGTTAATGGGCTTGCCATTGGTAAGTTAATTATTGCCTGACCTCCTGAAGATCCAAACTGGTCGATAACAGGGTCTCCGGCACCGTCAGTGCTTACATCACTAAAGCTGGCGCTGATGTTGGCCTTCGCAATGTTACCAACATAAATCGAGCTTCTTTTTATGTCTCTAAATGAAACATCGTTAACTGTCAATTCTCGTAAAGTTCCTATTCGCACGTCAGCCGTACCAATGTAGTGTTGACCCCCGCCCGTTGCTGATGTCAGGTTTACAATAGTTGTCAGACCAACATCTGAATATAGCTCAACTGTATTCGAGTCAATGCTTTTAATGTAATAAAACTCGGCAGTATTTCCAGATATACCCCCTGGCACCTTGCCATAAGATGTTACATTCACTGCCTCTGCATTGGTAAATGGGTGACTAGTAACTGTAATTCTATTTGTTGTAGTATTTACATCACCATCAAAAAAAGTTGCCACTGTATTGCCGGCCTTATCTGCAAAAGACCCATTGACCCTCATCCCTCGACCTACGTTAGCAAGGTATCCGTTTGTTACTTTTGCGCTTCTGTCGCATGTAATTCCTATTGCAGTTCCTGCGATATTTTTTATGTCATACCCGCTTATATTAATATCAAAAAAGTTTGCTGACCCGCCAGATGTAACCTCGATTCCATTAGCACCCAATAGTTTTGTTGTTGTCCAAGCGACTGAATTGTCGTTATTGACAGCACTAAGTGTCTTATCCCAAAGCGGCTCAGTTGCTCCAGTTGTTCCTGCGGAGGTGCAGTCAAAAGCGTACCCATTAAAGTCTGATGAAAATATCCTGTCGCCTAGCGCATAGGCTGTAGAAGCTAGCCAGACAGTGGTGGCTGGTTCTATTAACTGATATGCCTGCCAAGTTACAGTCCCATCAATAACAGTTGCATCCTGAGTTGTAGGCCACGCTGGCTCGCTTCCTGATGTGGTTCCCGACTCTATACATTGATATGCCCAGCCGTTTAACACAGTAGGCACCACAATATTTGTTCTCAGTTTATCATTAGTGCCAGACCATGCACTGGCACCATTAGCTATTCCGTCAATTATTAACCCGCCAGAAATAGAAATTGATCCCTCGACAAACGCCTTGGTTGTTATTTTTACGGCAGTGTCGCCACCGTTAATAAACTTGCCCCCAATCATTGTAAAATTATATGCAAACACAGCAAACAATCCAATGGCAGGAGCGCCGATTACCTCGGGGTCTTCTATATAAACGTCACCACAATCTTGATTATCTAAATCATGGCCAAGAGTTATGCCATTCTGTGACGTGTTGTTTTTAGTTTTTGGCCTGATTATCCGCATGTTTTGTGAGTTAAACGTAACACCGGAAGCGCCAGAATTTTCACCATAGCAGTCAACAGCTAATAAATTAAGCCCTTCAGATGTTCCCACACCTGACAGCCCGTTGTCATATCCTGAACACCGAACAAATGTTACGTTGTTTGTGTTCCTTGTGATAACTCCCTCTTTCAATGAGTTCCTAGAAACACAGTCAACAGCTTTAAAATTATTCCCGCCCTGCGCATAAATACCGCCATGAAGACCACCGTCAGCTATTGCGCCGTCAGCTTCACACTCAGTTAGCTCTATATCGTCAGCACCATTAATAAAAATACCTGACGCATCTGTTGCGGTAGTTAAGGACGTATCAATAAAGGTTTTTATGTTTTTTAGCTTAGTTCCTGACGCTGCTGCCGTTATAGTAATGACTGACGTTGTGGTCGCATCAATGTTGCTAATTTTGCCATTTATTAGAATTATCTTACTTGATATTACCAAGCCTAAAGATTGGTAAGATAAACCCTGTAGGTCTAAAATTTGCCCCACTGGCGTCAAATCTATACTATTCTGCAATGCAGCCGTATCATCTGCCACGTCATTAGCGAACGCTCCCCCCATTTGCGGTGTTAATACGGAATCTGTATTCTCCCAAACTCCCAAAACAGCATCTGCACTATCCACCAAATAAGCGGTTAAGCCTTCGGTCGTTAAATTTCGACTTGGGCTGTGGTATTGAAAGCCATTATGCACAGTTCGAGCTAAATCAGCCCGCCACTTAGCGCCAAAATTACCCACGTTAGAACTTGCATTATACTCGCCGACGCTAATCTGCTGCCCATCAACACTACCAACAAAGCCGGATAGGCTGGCTACTGAGTCGATGTACTGCACTGTCTGTGCAATAGCCTCAAGCAGCAGCAGAGCATTGCCGTTATCCATTGGGATTGAATCGGTAGTGCCAGCTATTACCACAACGTAGTGACCGCCAAGGCCGTCATTCTCGACGCTAACGCCCGTTGTGATGATTACCCGGCCAACAGCTAGGTCAGCTTGCACGGCTAGGTTAGTCGTTCGGATATACTCAACTCGCTGGTTAAGATCTGTTATTAGGTCAGCATAAACCTGAGACAGGGCAAAGCCATTAACAATATCACTGCCTCGAACCAATAAAGCCTCGGACGTACTAGGGTTGGTGGCAAGGAATTTCTGCGTGGTTTTAAAAGTTGCCGCTGTTGGATATTTTGATAGTTTAGCCATTAGAAGATACCCGTCAGGTCTTTGCAGATGAATAGTTTATTTGCTTTTGCGTATATGTTTGTGAATATGCCATCGTTGGCGAGGCCACCGTCCTCTTTTCCTTGAATGGTTATGCAGTCGCCAGGCAGTAATCCGGCCAAGTTGAATGATCTTGTTGTGAATGATGCGCTTGTTGTTGATACCGCATCAACTTGAGATCCGTTTTTTAGTATCCTGAAATTGGCAGTGGTGCCGCCGTTTGAGGTTCGATAATCAAAATCAATAGTTATCGTGCCGGCACCAAACGCTATAAAGCTGTAGTTTCCATTTAGCGTCCTATCACCGCCAATCAGATAAGAATAGGCATCGTATGAGACCGTGGAGCCAACAAAAGCATCTGTTACAGAAAGAGATGCTATTGTCCCGGCGGTTAATAATAAGCCCATCTTTTCGGCTGATCCGGTATCGTCCAGCTTATCACCAGTTATGCTATCGTCCTGCATCTTGATAGTGCTAACAGAGTCAGTCGCTAAGTTGGCATTTGATACGGCTCCGGTTCCGTCTTCTATAAATGCAGAATCGGATTCGGCTTTCGAGTAAACGCTTATATTCGCTCTAAGAGAAGGTAGATTGGTAAAATCTGACCCATTATTAGTTGGCTTTGTGTAATTCTTAATCCTCAACCCCTGGAGGCCGTTATCAAAATCAATTATATCTACATCATCAGCAGGCGATCCGGTTGCAGAGGCTGCGATCCAAGACTCACCCAGGGAGTCGTTAGATGTCAGCCTTCCGATATTACCAATGGTTTGGCCTGTTGCCACGTCAACCTTCTTAACATCGCTCAAGATTGATTTATAGCGGCGATAAGCGGCTAGGTCAGTCGAACCGCCACTACTGGCTTCGGTGACCGTAGGCACCCACCCGCCACGGATCTGCACAGAGTTTTGGTCAAGTATCAACATCGAATAGCTGCCATCGACCGATGCAATAATTGCTTTGCCGTTGTAGGTAATCTGGCCATCAGAGTTCGTGCGCAATGGCTGCGCTGCCGTGAAGTTGCCACCCGCTGAATCGGTGAACGTTACAGTCTTAGGGAACGTCTGCGCGTCCTGGCCGACCTGGCCAATATAGATAAAGCCACTCTTTAGCGGCAGGCCATCATTACCGAAGAAGTTAGGCTGGTTCTTGTTTACTGTGCTCATTGGTTTTCATCCTCAGATGCGATATAGCCTATCCCAAGCGCCGCCGCCAATCCTGGATAGTCTCGATTGATTGATGTAACTGCGCTTTTTATTTCCGGCCGGGCATCAATAGCCCGTTTAAATGCTGTTCTGTTTTTCGATCTTGCGCTTAAATCTCTAAGCTGCTCCATTATAAGGCCGCCGCCAGGTATTGCGCCAAATACCTTTACAACCCCGATTGAATTCATAACGTCAAGTATAACACTACCTGACCCTTTCACGATTTCCAGCTTACCGGGCGTTAGGTCTCGGACAGCTAACTCAACGTCTTGCAACTGGGATAAAACTCTAGGGTTGTTTTCAAATACCAATTTCATCTTATCTTGAAAGTTAGGGTCGTTGAATTTCTTGCTAAAGTTAGCCCCAGACATCACGGGCACATCGCCAATCTTGTTTGAATAACCAGTCACAAGCGAGTCAAGTAGGTCGGTAACCATATTGGACTGTAGGTTAGCAATGGCTCGATTACCCTTAGCGCCTTGATTGGTTAGGGTTTGCAGCAGCCGATCAACCTGCTCAATGGGCACGCTCTTTGCTGATATTTTACCATAAGCCTGGCTATCTTCAATGAATGGGATAACTGATTTCGGCTTGTTTTGGATCATCTTTGCCGCGATAGTATTGGGATCAAACTCGGTTTTGTATGCCCTCCAGCTTCGTCGCGCCTCCTTGGCTGCATACGCTACATCGAGGCTAGAGCTGTGTGTTAGCGCGCCAGTCGCAAAGTCTACCTGCCTATCAAGCTCTTCCATGATTGGGCCTATCACTCTGCCCATATTTCCTGTTTGATCGGCTTGCTTAATACGGCCTAGTGATTGGCGTAATACCTCAAAGTTTTCTAAGCTTATTTGCTCAGGTACTAATCCTTCAGCCGTCAATCGCTTTAGTGCCGCCTCGTCGTTAGATAGTCCGACCTCTGCTAACGAGTCTTGCAATGCGTCATATTCGGTTTTATTAAGCTTGCTAATTACCCGAAGCTCTTTCTCTGTCGGCATACCATCAATTAGCTTAAAGTCGCCCATAAGCAATGGGATTCCGCCAGTCTCTGCCTGAGAGTCAGCTAAAGCCTTGTATGCCGCCTGAGCCTCGGACTTCACGAACTTTTTACGGCTTCTTACTGCGCTTTTAATGCTTTCACCGAGTAGGTCAGGCAGGCCAGTACTGTCAATAATATCATCTAGGCTTTTAACGACTGATTGCGTCTGCTGGCCTCGCAACGTTTGCATCTTCAAAGATGGCTCGCCGCCTGCCGTCTCCATTAGCTGTTGTTCAGCTTTACGCTGAGCAGTTTGCATAGTGACATCGCCACGGGTTGGCTGTATATCTAGCCGCTTAAATCTTTCAAGCCTAGCAAGCTGACCCGGATCCAACTCTATTATTGAATCAATTTCAGCAGCACTAAAACCGCTTGTTGTTAACGCATCCCTAGCCTCTGGTGTTAGTAGCGCATCAGCCCCTGACTTTTCAACCTCTTGCTTAATCTTGGTAATCTTGGCGGCCTTAGTTCCTTTAAAAGCAACGATCTGCGCGATAGCCTCAGGTAATGCAGAAGCAATGGCACCACCTATTGGCCCACCAACAGCAAAGCCAGCCTCACCCATAGCGCCAGTCAACCCCTGCTCTGCAATAAGCTCTTGAACTTGCGGCCCCTTGTAAGCTATATCACCAGGAATTGCGCTAACTAGCGCGCCAGCACTTCGCCCGGCCGCCTGATTAAATACGTCAGTAGCAGCGCCAATGGCACCGCCAACAGCTTGCATCTGGCCTTGGCCTGATTCTGTTTTGGGCTGGTATGTCATGCCCTCTTGGACATTCTTAACGACAGAGCTGGCCGCATCATTACCCCAAGGGGATGCCGCAATACCAGCTAAGCCAGACAAGGGAAGCGCCAGGGCAGACGTACCAACTGACAGCGCCGTTTCAGCGCCACCAATAAGCTTTTCACCAAATCCAGATTCTTGCTTGGGAGCTGGTGGAACTACCTGCGCAGTTCCTAGTGTGTTATTAGCCGACAGCTCGCGGTATTTAGTGATAGCCGCCTTAGCCTCATTTAGCGTTATAGATTCAGATGCCAGCTTAGCCTTAACTTTGTCAATGAACTCTTGCTCAGTAGCCATTATTGATTCACCCAATCATCAAGCTCTTGCAGGGTTTCAGCCTTAGTAAAATCTGCCCCTGTGTTTTTTTCTGTCATAAAGCTGGCCACGGTATTTCCTGGGGTGCCAAGGTATGTAGCGGCTTTCTCGAGATAGTTAGCCATTTTGGTTTGTGACGCTTTTCTGGATTTAAGCCACTTAGTTAGCTCTGGCCCGTCTAATCCAGTCGGCAACGCTGTTGCCAAGGCTAGCGTTAGTTCGCCTGCTGATAGTGCTCCAAATGTAACGCTAGAGATAACATCCAATCCCATTCTGCGCTGCACGTTGTCAAGAGCGATAGAGCTTTGCATTAAGCTTGGAAGCTTGGAGGCTATAGCACCAGTGTTAGCACCTTCTTCATCAACCAGTCGAATAGCCTCATCAAGATTACTTATGTTTTTCTTAATCGGCACTAGTTGGTCAAATGCCTCTTTAGAGGCTCCGATTGCCTGCTTTGCAGCGTCCTCAGTGGCTACTTTGAGTGCTGATTGCTCAGTTAATGCCTGCTGTACGTCTGGCTGGGTTGCTGGTGCAGCACCCGGCTCTACTATTGGCGTGGCCAATCCTGGGTTAGTTGGGTCAACTCCCATTTGAACGTCACCCTGCGCAAACATCTGACTAGATCGCTTCATGTTTAGATATTGTTTCTGCTGTTCAAGCGGCAAGTTTGAATAAAAGTTGTATTCTTGCACGGATGATGGCTGGTTTTCCATAGGAATGCCGCCGCCACCACCAAACACCTGATCATAAGCTTCCTGACCACCCAGTGCAGTAGTTGCATAGCCGATCTCGTTAATAGCACCCTCAATGTCACCGCCAGCCAGGTTATCAGCAAGTCCGGCCCATGTAGGGCTGCCCGCAAGATTGGCCTGGTAGTATTGATTGGCCGCTGCCGGATCGGTTTCAAGCATTCGCTTAAACGTCGAAGCCTCGTTAAGCGCAGCCGCTTTGGTTGACTCATCAACAACGCCTAGCTGGGTTTGAATTTTCTGGGCAAAGTCCGGATTGGTCATAATGATCTGACGCATGACTGCCGGGTCGCCAGTTTCTGCGTATTGCGCAGCCAAGCCTTGCATATCTTGATTGGCCTGTGCCGCGCCTTGACGCTGCTGCATGACTTGCTCTTGCTCTTGCTGCAGCATGCCTTGGCGTTGCTCTTCGCCTGCTCGTGCCTGGGCCTGACTTTGCAAGCCTGACAAACCTTGGGCAAAGCCTAGGGTTCGATCTAAAGGGTTTTGTGTAGTCATTATCGTGGCCCATATCCGTTTGTAGAAAGGTCTTTAGTGGGTGCCATCATGTTAACTCCCTGATTTAGAGCAAAGCCCCCGAGCTGACCCATAGTGTTGCCAAGCATATTAGAGGTTGCTGTATTAGCTTGGTATTGCGGTGCTGACGCATTCACTCCGCCTTGGTACTGAGTGCCGCCAACATTGGTGCCAACGTTAGTAGCTAGGCCGGCAGCCTGACCGGCTATACCGGCTCCCTGCGAGGCCAAACCCTGCAACCCTTGCATCTGCTGGCTGTAGGCGTTGTTCATCAACTGTGGGGCTATGGAGGCTAGAGCTACGTTAGACTGACCTGTTCGCAATCCACCGGTTGCTGAAGCATTGCGCAAAGTAGACTGTTCGGCCTGCTGCTGCATTTGCTGGTATTGCGGTCCTTGCGTGTATTGATTGTAAAAGTCTGCCTGACCTTCAGGGGTCGTCAAACCTTGCATCTGGCTAAGCGCCTCGGTGCCTGCCTGAGCGTATGGCTGCGTGGCTTGTTGGCCTTGCTCATACATCTGCTGCTGTGTAGCTGCTGATTGATCAGATGCGTTTTGAATTGAATCCGCTTGACGTTGTGCTGCTCTTTTCTCGCCGCCGCTCTTGATCGCATTACCGACTGCGCCAAGGGCTAGGCCACCCAACATTACCTCGATTCCCATTTTAGTATTACCTCGCAGTCGATTAGATCTATTTGCTCAAAGCCATGTTTAGACAGTAAGTTGAGAGTTGATTTTAGATTAGAACGCACATTCGTATAGACTTCATTATAACCTAAACCCTGTATAAATATCAGGCTATCGTTAATATCTTGATGAATGTGTGGCCAATTGCCCTTAATCTGTGCTATGTGTGCTTCGACGGCTTCACTTGTATGCTTAACCAGTACCAGCAGTAAGCGCTCATTTACAATAAACGGCTCACCTTTAAAAATTGGCCCTGGCTTGATATTCAGCCGTTCAACCACTCCCTTGCTTGATAATATTGCCACCGACTCATCCTTGGTCGCTGGCCTTATACGATTTGAATCCATCCTGTTTTGCTCCCCAGAAACGGGTTGAACCATAGCCCAGGTGTATCGGTTCTGAAGTATTGGCCCGATAGGTTGGCAGCGTAGACCCCATTAGGATCTGCCACCGTGCCGTGCTGGGGCTTCATTTCCCGTTTCAATGACTGGTAATCTTCAATTAAAATTGGCGGCCACCCTAGCTTTTCAAGCTCTGAATAGGATAGATCTAATCCGTTAATGGTTCCGTTAACTGTCATTGTATTTCACACGCTGCTAGTGATGTGACTGACTTAGAAAAGCCGCGAATTCGCAGACCAAACCAGTTCGGATAATCGCCAAGCTGGATTGCTATGATGCGCTTTTGATACTCACCAACCTTACCGGAGCTGATTAATACCTCTGGGCCAAATAGAACGCCATCCTTTGTTGTGCTGATAAACACCTTGGGGCTTTGCGCAGTAGAATGCCCTGGGGCTGTCTGTACCTCCATAGCCTTCACTACGCCACCAACTCGCATGATCGGCGTCTTGACAGACCATTCAAGAGCTTCACCGTACTGCGTGCAAACTGTCTGGTCTAGCTTACCAATGCGTGAGTCATCCTTGTCGCCATAGATCCAAGCGGAAGCGTTATCGTCAACGTTGCGTGGGTCATATACGCCATTGATTGAGCGCCAAGGCTTCCCGGCTGATTCCCATTGATACCAGATATGCTGCCCAACTATCTGGCTGAACGTCATATCATAGCTCAGGACGTGCCGTGGTAAATGGCAGATAACTAGGCGCTGGTCTCGGGTATCACGAAACTCGATAACCATGTTTTCCAGTTCATAATCTGAATAGGAATCAATGATTGAGTCAATCTCTTTCGTGCTGATCTTTTGGTATGAGCTGGTAAACAGATAGAACGTTGGTGAGAACTCCTTGGAGCCTCCAAACACGACCCATGAGCCATCGCCGACGCTAGCCTTAGCCTTTGGCCCAACTATGCCAATCGGAATGGCAGCGGCCGGTATGCGAGCAAATGGAAACTGTGGGCCAGCGTTGTTATAGAATCGCTCCGTAGTGTATCGGTTGAATGCCAGCAGCTTATTATCTGTGGCCTTGCCCACTCCAATGATCTCATCAGGTGCGAAATCACTGCCCGCAAATGCGATAGATGAAATGGTTGTTTCGTCGGCTATATCAGTAGACCAAAGATTTTCCTTGTCGCTCAGTATGTAATAGCCATCAATGAAACAGATGTCAGTGTAAGCGCCGGCACCGACGGGTTTTGCAATCAGAGATAGCGTTCCAGTTGTTGGCACATAGCGGTAATACTCGCCATTGACAACGAACGCAATAGAGTTGAATGAGCTTGCAAACTGGGCCTGTGCTGACCCAGATATAACGGTTGGAGTGCCCACGTCAACAATGTTGCCAAACTGGTCAATCTCGACTAATGCCTGACCTGATATTCGCAGATGGGTCGTGAACCGAGCAGACCAGATGCCGCCGCGATCCTCGCCGAAGCCAGCGCCAAACTGCTTCATGCCGTCTAGTGTGCGGATAAAGCAAGGGTCGCCGTCAACATCTTGAGCAAACGCAGTTACGTTAACCGGTAGCGCATCACGCCACTCTGCTTGATCGCTGATCTTTGACCCCTTGACTAGCGGTAATCTCATATCAATCGCTCGTTATAATGTCGTCACCGGTATCTGATAGAAAGTCTCCAGATGTGCGGATTCGATCAAGTGGCTGAAAGTATTTGGCACCATAAGCACTGCCACGGTTACCAGTACCAACCGGCATTCTGTTCGGATATTGAACCTCGGCCATTTCGACAGTTCTGGCATCGATCGTTCGCATACCTGCCGCAGCGTTGCTAACTATAGACGGGTGTACAGCGCGATCAAAGTAAGGGCATACCATTATGGCCACTGCGCTGGTAACACCCATCACAGCCCAATTGGGAATGCCTGATTCTTCGCCAGGGTCTGGGTTTTCGTTAGACTGAACATAGCCCAGGCGTGTGCCGATGCCATTGCTTGCGTTCATCCAGTCCTCTAGGTAATTCAGAACGTCCTCGACTTGCTCAGGGCTAGCGTCGGTAAACCGGGAATTCAACCCGATCATTTTTAGAATACGCTGGGCGATAGCGCCCTTAGTTAGCGACATTGTGCGCCTCTATCTTTTTGGCTAAGACTTTCCAGTGCAAGGTTTTGCCGTGCTTGTCTTCTGTTTCAATGCCTAGAAGCTTGGCTTGCTCGGGGATCGATAGCTTGACTTCGCTGGTGACTTCTTTGGTGCTTTCTTCTTTGGTGCTTTCTTTGGTGCTTTCATTAGATAATTCCTCAACTCGACGTACCCAACCTTTAGCCAGCAGCTTGCCAACTTCATAATTATGTACAGGGCGGCCAAAAACTCCATAAATCGGATGATTCGTTTCATCGCTCTTGCTCGTATACAGGTATTGCATTATAACCTCCAAGAAAGGAAATAGCCCCCGAAGGGGCTTATGGTTATGCTGGCACGTAGATCGCGGAACCGTTACGGCTAGGATCTTTGTTTACCAAGCCGTACCAGGTGAACAAACGCACTCGGCAGTTCAAGGTAGACAGGTTGGCATCATAAGCCATGTACAGCTTGATGCCGTTGTCCAGGGTCTCACTAACAATCTTCATGCCGTCGAACTCATTCAGCACGTCGAGGTTGCCGTCTGCGTTAACGAAAGAAACAGAATCGTTAGACCAGAAGGAGTTAGCTTGACCACCCGCAACGTTGACCTTGCTAACAGTCAGACCCGAGACGATAGGGGTTGAGATGTTGGCATAAGCCGCTTGAGATGCCGTGATACCAGCTTGACCGGCAGCGATAGGCTTAGGATAAACGGTGATATCGTTCGTGCTGACAGACATAATCTTAAATGTCATCAACTGCTCGGTATCAGTCTTATCCATCAGGCCCAAAGCGTTGACGGTTGAGAAGGTAATTACGTCGCCTACTCGGAAGTTGGTGCCTGCCGTCAAAGAGATATTGCCAACACGGTAATCGACGTTGACCGGGCTGTCAACGGTGCCTGAACAGCCGCGAGGGATCTCAACGACGTCAGTAGCAACAGTGGTGGTTGTCGCGTTGACGGCTGCATTGACCTTACCGTAGGTAGGAGCACGGAAAACATCAAAGCCTGAAACGTCTTTACCGATCATACCTTTAGCATAAGCTTCTTCGGAACGGCTGCCAGGATACAGTGAACGTGATGCCAAGTTACCAGCAGCGGCTTGGTTAGTTCGTGGGTTTAAGAAGAATGATGCGCCCATGTCACGGTAAGCCTGTCGCTCAGTCATCAAGGCATCGGCCTCAGCTACAAAATCGAAATCGGCAGAAGCGGTTTCATAGTACAGTGAACCAGTAGAAGCAACCAGGTCGGCGGCTTGCTTGTTGGCATCAGAAGACAACTTGCGAGAACCGGCCATCGCACGCTTTTCCATGAAAGAACGATCGCGCAGCTCTTCGGCACGGATAGTGAACCAATCGTTGCGCGGGGCATTGACGGTCAGGGGATAAGCCTGCTGGATGATATCGCCGGGCGTGGTGCTCGACAGATCAAAACCAGATACAATCGGAGCCTGCTGTTCAACAGATTCCCAGTAAGTGTTTTGAGCATTCTGCATCATAGAGCCAGACTTTGTAATCACATCCATCTGCGACGCAAAGACTTGATTGTCTGACATTTGCTTACAAGCTTCGTCGTAAAAAGCTACAATATTCTTTGCCGTTTGGTTAGCCATTTCTTAACTTCCTATTAAGTAAGCTTTACGCCAGCAGCTTTAGCCTTGGTCGTTAACTCTCGCATCACCTTTAGGTCAGACTTCTCAGAAGCCTTGTCATAGAGCTGTTGCAATCGACCCGCTGAAACTGTCCCGCCGTCGCCTTTCAGTGACTGGTCAGGCTCTGGTGCGCCGCTCAAAGATCTTGATTTAGGCTTTAATTTGCCCGCTATTTTGGTCATGTGTGAAATTGCCTTTAACCCTCGCGGGTCTTCTTTCAGCAAATCCTTTAGCTTATTCAATGCTTCTTTGTTACGCCCCAAGTAATAGCCTACAGCCGCACCGCCTTCACCTAAACTGTCGATCATGTCAACGAACGCGCCATCAAATCCAATAGCCTCATCAATCTCGGCTTTAGCGTTATCAATTGCATCGATGACCAAGTCAGGCTTGATCTTGTTGCTCTTGATAAACACGCTAGCCTCAGTGGCGAGCTTCAAAGCTTTGTCTTGTGTTTGCTTGGCTTGCAACTGCCTGGCTTCATCAGCACCACTTACTTGCCGATCAATCCGTGCTCGCTCATCCATCCAGCCTTGATACGCTTGTACGTACTGCTCCGGAGTGTTGATGCCATTCTCATACAAGATTGGAACTGGCGGATAACCATGCTGGTTAGCTTTAGGCTCCTGCTTTGCTGGTTCTGATCGCTGCTCTAACTGTGCTCTGAGCTTGGCAATCTCATCGTCTTTCTCGCTTTCGAGTGCCTTGGTTTTAGCCTTGGCCTTCATAAGCTTGTGAACAAGTGCCTGCTCTGCTGTGGGTTTGCTTGGGGTTGGGTCTGGTTCCCCTTCGAGTTCAAGATCAAAATCGTCTAGCTCTTCAGTTTCATCAGGTTCAGCGTCTGACTCATCGTCATCGACCGCCTCATCTTCCAATTCATCCTCAACAACTTCGTCGATCGGCTCATCTTCTAACTCTGCTTTTGCTCGTAAATCTGCCAGTGACATATAATTAACCCTATACTAGGTGGATGCGCAAAGCCGGCGCACTCGGTTTCGGGGTACTCGCCCCGCTCGATAGTTTGTGCCTATTATCACACATAAGCACATTAAATCAAACTATTGCATTCGCTGGGGTGGCGACATAAATGTTTGTGCCATCTTTTGGATGGCATCTAGCTCATTACCTTTGATCTCACTGGCCGTTTTAGCTATTGCCGCTTGATCTTTCCCAGTGGCGCTTACAGCCTTGATACGGCTAGTCTCTGCCTCGTAAGCATCGATTTGAACGCCTTGCTGCTTGACTTGAGCGCTGAGCATAGAGGCATCAGCTTTGGCTTGCTCGGCTTGTGCCAATACCATATTTGGGTCTGGCTGCTGGTTAGCCTGTTGCTCTTGCATAATCTGGTCTAGCTTAGCCTGATCTTCCTCATCTTCTGGCTCTATCTGACCCATTATCATCAGCTGCTCACGCGCGTATTCACGCAGCCCAGACGTTTGCGGGCCATCCAGTGTCATCAGGTAGTGAAGTGTAGCCATGTTGCCGATCTCAGTGCCACGTTGCGACTCAGCCAGATCTTGCATGATCGTCCGGGTCTTATCACGTTGCGTTGTATAGTTTGGCCCAGTGGATGTAATGACTTTGAACGTACCTTTGCTAATGTCGCGCAGTATTGTCTCTTCGCCGGTCTCCATGTCTAGCACGGATTCCATTAACATGATTGACTTTTCACTGCCATCTTCGTTCTGTATGCTGACTTCATGCGGGATGTCTTTAATCTCAGCAGCCATCGACGCATAGACACGGCCGGCCTGCTTCATGGCAAGCTGATAGTTGTTCTGATAGATGAAGGTTTCCATGTTCTGAGCTGCTTGCGCTGCCTGTACCTGGCCCTCTGTAACCTGTGAATTCATCATTGCCGGCATATCTACATTGCCACCCGTGACGTCGTTCACAGACTGCCTAGTGAGCTCTAACAGCCCAGCACTAGCCTGTGGCAGCGTAGGGTTTTGCATGTAGCCAACAGGACCAAGCGGCAGCGCTTCACCCTGGGTGTTCTTGACGTTTTGCAACAGATACGGATAGTTGTTATCAGCACCGGATAACGAGTACATCCATTCAAACCCTTGGATCTGCTCAGGTGCAAATATGGGCTTTTCCCGTGGGCCTTTGGCAACGATGTCGGCGATGTAACTCATCTGGAAGTTATGCAAACGCTGTGCGTCTTGGGCATCATAGTAAATACCACGCCAAATCTCACGGCCCTCAACAAATGCCCAGTCACCATACACCGGAATTACTGGGATGTTTTCGCCTGCGATCTTGCTGGTCTTGACGATATCCTCACCAGTCAGGATGTATTTCTTAACAACGTAGCGGTCTTTGTATTTCTCACCAACTTGGATGTAGCCGCCGTCGTCTAGCTCTTCTTGGACGTCTTTAATCTCATCCATATAGAAAGATTTGCTTTCACCCAACGGATCTTCATACATGACAACTTTCTTGCGCTTCTTGGTCTTATGATAAAATTCGCCGATATCTACGGTCTTAGTGTTAGTTCGCATTGTCCATGAGTTAGTGGCCTCGGGCGACTTGAATGAAGACGGCTCTTTGTTGGCCTCATAGTTAATACCGTTCTCTTTGCAATACCGTTTCCAGCCACTCGGAGTGTATGACGTGATGATCAGGCACCAGCGACTATCTGACTTGTCTTTACGCTTACTGTTGTCATCCCAGTATACAGTATTGTTGGCCTCATTAATTGGCTCAGCTCGAATGCGCTGGACGTTGTTCATATCATCAAAGCGTGATTCGTATTCTGTAACGAAACGGAACGCACCAAAGCCGCAATCTAACTGCTCTTGCAGGGCCGTCTCTATAGCCTCGTCACTGTTCGTCATGTCAGCCCTAAACAATCCCTCAAGGACTTCGGCAGCGTCAGCGTCGGCGCCATCCTCGGGCTTGAATGCGACACTAACAGGGTTTGCCCATAGCTCAGATAGTATGCGATTGCGCTTAGGCTTGATTAGGTCGAACTGGCCACGAAACTCAGTTTGAAGGCTAGATGAAAACTCATCATCGTATTGCGACAGATGCGCAAAAACCAGCATCTCGCCGGCCTCCGTCCGGGTCGTGTCAGTCGCAGAGTCAGAACCCTGGACTAGCTCCTTAATGTCTTCTATTTGCATTACGCTGCCCTACTGGTCTGATAGTTTGTGGTATGTGCACATCATTAGAGATTATCTTGTCTTCTATTGCCATGCTCATCATTAAGCTGTCTGCCATGTTCGGCGATTCAATCTTTAGCTTTGCCATGTCAATCTTACTCATTATCTGGATCAGGCCATTTCCGTTGTCTTTCTTAGGTATGCGGCAAACTTCAGACCGTAACGCCTGCATTCCTTCAATATTAGAGCTGAGACTAATCATATCGTCTACATCATTATACTCGTTATGTGCAATATTTCTGTATGTTTTATACATTCTATCTGCTAAGCGGGTGTACATTTGGCTGCGCTTGTTCTTAAACGTCTGCTTATTAGTCCGACTAGGAGCAGATGAATTCTCAATTGGGTCATACATTGAATCTGGGTTTGTTGCGCCTTCCGACCCTTTAAATATTGACTGCACTATCTTTTTGCCAGTGAAGTTATCAGATATTTGACGGCGAAGACCGATGCCCATGCCGTCGCCATCCCAGATAAACTCATCAGCTCCAACGTTAATAGCGTACCCAGTCGCCCAGTCGCAGCCGTCAGATATATCACCTAGCTCTTTCTCTTGAATATCAAGAACTAGTGAGCCATGTCGATAACATAAACCCTTGTTATCATTACCTGTGTCAGACGGATCATGTGATACAACTTTCTTGCCTGTTATCTTCCAGTCTGGATTGAGATGCGCATCGATACATGCGTCAAACCACTCCGGCTTAATGATTGAGTTGTCAACGGTATCAAGGAATTTACCTTCCCACATCCAATCGTATTTTGCCCGGTCAATATTGTCATAGTCCCATTGCCTGAGCGCTTCCTGTTCTTCATTCCACCAAGGGTTATCGCGCCAGTTGATCATAACAATGTAGTGTAACGAGTCCTCATATACGCCATGCTTATCAAGCTCGGCCTGGTACGGAACTATAAATCTCTGACTAAATGGGTCGCCCGATGACTGAGGGTTGGCCGTAAAAATACACTTTGCGCCAGGGTTTCGAATGATCGTCGGCAATAGCTTATCAATAGACTCCTGGCTAGCTCTATGGGCCTCTTCAAACCATGATCTAAGATAACCCTGGGCAGACTGTACACTGTCAGGATTACGGTTTGCGCCTTTGTATGTGGTTGACGCACCATTAGGGGCGATTACTGTGTTTTGCTGTATGTCCCAGCCTTCTAGCTTCATTCGATCGTTTATAGATCCTTTGAATACCTTGTGCACCGAGTCAGACAATGAATCTTGAAACTCACGAAGACAGTAGATGTCATACGCTTTTGTGTCCATCTCAAATGTCAGCACATCACCAACACCTATCGATTTGCCACTACCTCGACCACCGATTATTACAATGACTGGCTGCGGCTTATTAATCGCAACCCATATCTTGTGATTGATCTTCAGCTCACGCTTCATTGATGGGCTTTACCGGCTGAATGACCCATTCTACTTTTTGGCTCTGCTCTATAGGGCCTCCATTTGAGCCTGTAAGCTCCGTTTGCTGCTTATCGCTGTAACCGTGCTTAGTAAGCATTACCTTTGCTATAGTGCTGTTATAGTCGCCTCTCATGGCATTTTTAACTATATCCAGCTCTTGCCTCATCATTATTTGTTCAAAGATATCCGAAAAAGCCTCTTTCGTTTCTTCTTTCGCCCAGTCATATGCAGTGGATTTACCAATACCGATATACAAGCATAGCCCGACATGAGAAGGAAATAGCTCATCGTTTTCAATATAGCCCGTGTCCAAATACTCCTTGGCTTTAACCAGTATCTCTGGCGTATATTTGGTTGGCCTTCCTAAATCAGCCATCTTATTCTCTCCCTGCGTAGTTAGTCATACATTGCAACCCATTCTTTAATAATTGCTGCGGCTATATCATTAGACATTAGCGCTCCGTAACTCGCATAAATGAATCCACTTCGACAGACACATCAGCAGTTGACGTATTATTAGCAATTTGCATCTTTATGTAGTCGTTTCTATCTAGCGTTACTGCCGTGAACATATCAAAAAATGCCACATCACGCCCGCCGGTAAACGAATTTACCTGTCTTCGCTGTATTTTGACTGTAGTAAATACTGCTAACGAGTTATCCCACTTAGTAATATGCAATGCCAAATCATTACCAGCAGTGCCCGTAACAGAAATATTTATAGTGACGTTATAGTCTCTTGGCTCATCCCCTAGGTGTCTTAGCTGACCCAGAGACGGGTTATCAAAATGCTCAAGCAGCGATGCAGAATACGCCCCATTAACATCAACAGGCACGCCCAGCGTTACAATTGATGTTAAAATCTCAGTGCCTATCTCAACCTCACCACCAACATACGTACCTGTTAGCCCGATATTATTTTTCCAAATTGCTGCTAATTCGTCTTTATTCATATTTGGTATAATGTTTGCATCGCCTGCATCTATTGCGCCATTTCGAGTAAATATAGCGCCCTGAATTTGAAATGTTGACGAATTAAAAAAGTTTGCTTGAGTAAAATCAGCAAAAGATGCGCTTACTGGTAAATCACAGTTGATGTCAGTAAGAAAACGGCTATTCATAAGAAAGCCCGTTCCCGCTTCAAATACCGAGCCTGTCATTCCCGCCGAAAGACCTCTGATGATTGCTGTGGTTATTCTGTAGCCACCCGCCCAGTTTCCCGATAAAATCAAACTAGGCGATCCGCCATATCTTCCCGTGCCAGATTCTAACCCTTGCCTATACCCTGAGATTTCACCACACGATGTACATCCATTATAATTAACACGGATCAATTCAAACGCTTCATTTCCCGTGCTCGCTGTGATGTCGTAAACCTGGGACGCTGCGCCAGTCACTTCAATTGCAATTCTTGAGAATTGAATTTCCCCGCTACCACCAGCAGGACTAATGAACATTATATAGTTAGGCGCAGAGCTAACCAATTTCGACGTCTCAAAACTATAGCCAGAAAATGTTATACCACCAGCTGGCACCGTTATCTGAGTTGTTCCCATGTCAACGCTTTGTGAAATAAAATAAACAATCGAGCTTGACAGGGCGCCGGCCAATTGACTAGCCTGCGTAACATAGATCGCGCCAGGAATTAGGTCTGTGGCCTTTCTGTACTCTAACCCTGTACCGCTACCATTGACTCTAATCAATGATAGTTCATCACCTGCGTATGTTGATGGTGTATCAGTAAGCCCTTTAAAATCGCTGTCAGTAAACTCTAGTGCGTTATTAGCACCATTTACCCGCAATTGCTTTGTAGCGCCTGTGTAGGCTCCTGGGGTGTCTGGCAGTGTAATGAATGCCGGAGCTAATGAGCTAGATGCGAACACCAGTCCATCTTCTGTGTTGTTAACCTGGGGAACCTTACCCTGCTGGCCAACGTAAGTACCAGGCGAGTCAGACAGTGCGATGAATTCTTGCGACAGATGCGTCAGCACAGTAGACAATGGCACCCGAACTACTTGCCCATTGGCAGGCGAGTAGACCACAAATGTATCGCCATCGACTATCTCAGTCTTGACGCTATAGCTTTCAATTGATGCCATTATGATGACCCATGTTAAATAATTAGCTGAATTATACGCTAATGCAATGTAATAGCTACGTCATGCTAACTGACTAACTGTCATTCCATTGCGTTGTTTTAACTGTAAAATCTGGGCCTGACGGGTCTATTTCGAAATTTAGGCGTATTAACGAATAACCTTGTATGACCGCAGTTCGTTCAATTGACAAATCTAATTGAAGCTCTGGCGAAAACGACTCAAAAACGTCTGCACCTAATGCTTTTGCTGTCACTGTAATTAATCCTGTCGACCTGCCTGCCACCGCTAACTGCGTGTTTCTGTAATTTGGCCAGACCCTAATATCACCGCCATTAGTGCCGTCAATGGTTACCGCTTTGTTTTCAATGTTCATTTCTATTCCTCATAAGCCGGTGGCGGCGTTGTCGTTATAACCCAGGTATTCATCCACTTTGCATAAGAACCGTCAGGAATCACAGGCGGAGCGGCTCTAGTCCAGCCAAGCTCAACACCTGGCCCTGTAATCGTCTTTGTGTTGCCTCGATAATAGCTGTCTGGCGGTATTTGATAAACAATCATTATGTGGCCCTAATATAGCTGATAATTTTTATTGGAGAATCAGGAGAGTCGATTAACAAAGAATCCGGTACGGCAAACTCAGTCGTGGTATCAAACGGAGTTATTGAAACGTAAGAAGAAACATACGGAGGTGGCGCAAAAGTTAAACCCACCACTTCATCACCACGAGACATCACCATATTAGTTGGCGCGCCAATCGGTGGAACTGCCAACCTGGTAATTTTCAAAAAGTTTTTATTTGAACCTCGATAGAAATCGATGAAAGGCGGTGCTGCATATATTAGACACATAACAGAGCTTGCTGAATCAATTGAAACACTACTCACAGCAGACGTGGGCATGTCCAATGGAATATCAGCCGCTAAAAACACATCACTGGTTTGATTGTACCGGGTCAAATATGGCACTGCTGTAGTTGAAATAAATAATATAGACCCATCGAAATTATAAGACAGGCCGCTTGGCGCTCCTGGCGGAATGCTTAACGGCGTTGGCAATGCAACGTAATTACCTGCTGTTAATTTGTAATTAGTCAGGTAAGGCGGTGCAGCATGAAGCACTGTCAAATAGTCACCATTGCCCGAAAATGCGACATGGCTGGCAGCACCTGGCGGCAGGGTTGCAGGGTCAGTAAGCGCGGTATAGGTTCCCGCTACATTGCTATATATTCTCAAGTATGGGGGCGATGCGAACGAAACAGCCATATGAGCACCGTCGTCTGAATAAGCCGACCCAGAAGCCGCACCTGTCGGCAATGATGCCGGTGCTGTTAATTTCGTAAATACATCACCCGATCGCTGATAATTTGTAATATAGTCAGCCGCTGAACTGGTTACTGTTAAATAAACGCCATCAGACGAAAATGAACAACTGGTCGAACTTCCTGGCGGCAAAGTTGCAGGGTTGGCAAGTTTTTCGTACTTGTTTGCAACGTTTTTATAAATTGTGACGAATGGACTAGCACCTGTTGTAATAGCGTAGTACGTGCCATCACCTGAAATGCCAGATCCCAACGGCGCACCTGGCGGAGTAGTCGCAGGCGTTTCCATTAGGGTATTAGGTGAATATGCCGGCAATCCAATGATATTAAAAAGCTTTGGGTATGCGGATTGCAAATAAACCGAATTGTCAGCAACTAAATAACCGCTTGAAACTGACTTGATAGCGGTTGAAGTGACAATATCGCCGATTTGTAATCCGAAAATATTTTGTGGCCGGGTAATTTTCATAAGCTTTGCCTAAGATTTAAAGTAATTTATTCCAAGACTGCCACGGGAATCGTCTATATTTTGTTCTGATAACACTGATAACTGAAACCGCAAAGCTAGACGTTACCGGGTCTACGGGAAATGAAATCTCGCTATCCACCAGCGGGTAATTAGTAAACGCGCTTACGCCGCTCACGTTCTGGTTATATGAAGCAAAAAAACCAAGCCCTGCGCCTGCAATATCCGAGCCTAAGGTCAGCACGATTGTGGTTTTGCTTGCAGTGCTCTGGTCAACCAGAGTCGACTCTGTACCATCATCAGTTACTTTAAACCCGGCGATTGCGGTGCTCGGTAAAATTGTAGCGTAATCTGTGCCAGTTGTATTTAGAGTTAGCGTCACCTCAGTGCCACTATGTGTCGCAGAAGAGATCGACGGACCTTTGTAGTACGTGCCTGCCCCATACAGATAATCACATATAGCTGCCGCGCGTAACGCCGATTTATTGCTATCCGCCTGGGTTAAGTGTACGTGATCGCCGGTTATCGTCAGATCATGCCGCCAAAACAAATACATTCCGGCCAATGCTGCCTGAGCTTCTGCAAATGCTTGCCACAGCGCAACGAACTCGGCGTCAAACCCCGCTGCGATGCGTCGCTGGCTTGCACCATCGACCCATGGTACATCGCCCACTATTGCGCGCAGGGAGGAAATGAGCGCGGTGACATCAGCCGTATTTACAGTAATTGACGCCGCCGCATCATTATAGCCCCCTTGATTTATAAAAAGAGAAACGTTGCTATTAGAAATTGCACCGACTAATGCGGAATAACTGGAGCCGGTTGATGGGTCCCATTCCACCGTCAACTTAGTCCCGCCCAATCCGTTGTCGTAAAAACCTACGGGAGATCCGGTTTTAGTGTAAATTAAATTTGCCAATTCCACTGCGCTTTCGCCGCTCATTGCAGCAGCGTCCAAAGTCGTCCAGGAGCCAGACTTTTTAGTATGTACGCGGCCTACCGTGGTTTTAGTACTATCTGTAAACCAGTTTTCTGATGAGCTTGACCCGATCACAGCCATCACAATGCCGATATCGATCGTCGCAGTAGAATCATTATATAAAACAGCGTCTACTGTTGTTCTGACCTCAAACGTTATCCCTTCGTTAACGCCAACCGTCGGGATAAACGAGTATACACCTGCCCCAAAACTATCGACTGTCGCCCAGTCCTGGATTGTCGTGGCCCCTTGCATGGCCCGGTATTCTATTAGAGTGGGAGCGATATCGGCGTAAGTGCCGCTAAGGTTTACTCTGCATAGCCCATTCGTTCCGATCGCATAGATCGGATCGCTCAATGCGGGCGCGGTGATTGAGCGGGCCGGTGCAACGGCTTCCCAGTCGGACCCATCGCCGTTTAGTAGCGTGCCATCTGCTGCGCTAGTAGATTCAGGAACGTTTGTGCCCGCCAAGGGCATTACATACGTTCGAACCAGGGCACCATCCAAATATATGTCGGTGTCGCCAATGTTGTTTCCAGCAGGCATCTCGTAAGCGCTAGCCGTGCCCGATGTATCTGTTGATGCTCTGGCACCCAGGCGAAACAAAACCCCGGCAGTTCTATTGCTACCGACCGTTGCAGTACCAGAGGCTTTTAGAATGGCGTCAAGCTTTATCGTCCACGCCCCAGTGCTCAGATTAAGCTCGAAATCCAGTTCACCCGCTATCAAAGTCGATCCGAACGCGCTTGCTGTTGTTGTTAGAGGAGTGCCCGTTCCGCCCAGAATTAGGGTTATGCTGTCACTGGACGGCTCTGCATATATTCCAATTTCCCGGCTCGCACTTGTTGATCCGGCTTGTGAAAACCAATAGCCGGCGCTCGCTATCGCTGACCAAGAAAGATCTCTCGAAACGATTCTGAACGTAGACAGAGCTAATACATTTCCGAGCGTCGGCGCTGTAATCGCGCTTGAGCCGGATGCTATCCATCTGTTTGCCATACTGTATCGCCTCGGGGGAAATTATAGGTTGAATTATACGCTATTATGCTGTAAATGCCATTAATGCTAATTATTCCAGGCAAAAAAAACCCTGCGCTAGGGCAGGGCTGGGGCGTGCATCGGCCGGGAAACTCCCAACCCTCACATCGGCGACCGGGTAATGCCCAGTCCATGAAGCAACAAACAACTCAAGCATTCTAGTCTAAATTGATTTGCGCTGCAAGTGCTGCGCAAGGCTGGCATATTCCACCACCTGTACCGCAAATTGAATTACCGCATACATAATTGTTGAGAAGATCGTTCGCAATTTCCCGTAGCTGGTCGATTTCAGCCTGCTTTGATGTCCCGCCGGCCTGCCACACTTCCCAGTCTGTTTGTATAAAATGAGCGTCATAGCGGCCGTCAGTAGACTGATACAACACATTAAACAAGCTGGTGGCATGGCCGTAATAATTTTTAGACCACGTTTCAAACGCTTCTTTATCCGTGTCGACGACATCAACGCCGTCGACATCGGTTAAGTTGTTGATATTAGTCATGATCCTCTCCAACTTCTGTAAATGGGTGGCTATTATGCTCCAAAATAAACATCAAACAGCAAGCGGCGTGTGCCAGGTGCGGTAGACCTGATTCGGCGTCCAGCTCCTCGCCCTGCCTGGCTGAATTTAAGTGCCGCATCGCTGCGGCCATGTATCGGTCGTTTGGATTTTCAACATACTTCCAACCGTTTGGGCTGTATTTTTTGGCCCCAAATGTAAGAACCTCCCCTATCATTAACTCAGCGAGCGGTGGTAATAGATGAAGTTGAATTTTATCCTGATCGCGCTTGGTTCCGATCGGATCGACGCCCGGTTGATCCGCTTGGGCGTCCCGTTTTCCCTGCTCTTCGCGGGTCACTTTTGAGTTTTCGGCATCGTTTAGAATGCCTTGATTATAAAAACAGCGAAACTGACAGACGACTTTAGACTCCCATCTGCAACCCCTTAATTCGCACGTAGACTTAGCCCAAAAAACCCCTTGGCCATCATCGTCTGTTGTCGCGCAAGCTGCCCATTTAGGCCACTCTGAAACGGGTGGGTATGTGTGTTTGTTACTTTTCATTTTGATTGCTCCAATCAATAATCTTCGAATTTTTCGAAAGCTTCCGAAATAGTCGGGTGTCTTTCGTACATCCGGCCTTCGCGACACTTTCGAACATGAAGTCTTAATTTTATCATGCCCGGTCCGCTGCCTTGTATCGTTGCTCGCACTCCCCAGTTGTGCGCCATTATCACGAGCCTAGTCAATCCGTCGTCATCAAATGTTGAGAAAATGCTTGACGTAAAATTAATTTCAACCCCTGTCCCGCTCGGTTTTGGCTCAGTTGGGATGTGATGGAATCCAGAAAACAAACGACATAAAAACAATTTGCACAGCCATTGGTCATCGGTCATCCAAGCAAACCGATAGTTTTCAATGCGCTCGCCGTAGCCCTCATTTACTTCTAAATAAAACTTTTCGATAGTCATCATAAAATATCACTCCAAATTTAAACAGAAAACGGGTAGGAAATTGGCTCGTGGTGCTGGTAACCAAAAACGCAAAAATTGTCCGGAGTCACCCACTCCTCCAGATCCTCAAGCGTTTTAATTTGCGGATTTATAAACAGTTCGGGCGCGTCGTAAGGCTCGCGCTTTAACTGAACATCGCGCATCAATGGCAGCTGATCCTCGTAAATGTGCGCGTTAACGATCTTATGGTATGCCATGCCGGCTTTGTGGCCGGTAATCTGCGCCATGATGGCCAAGAAAAAGAACACCTGAACCTGATTAAAGTTTAGCCCAAGTGGTACATCACAGGAGCGCTGGTAACTGGTCAAATACAGGGTGT